ATCGACCATGGTATATGAACCAAATACCATTGAAAGTGCAGTTCCGTAAACTACAATCAGTGTGCCAAGAAAAGTTTTCATTTTGTTTCGGGTGAGATGAAGTCTGCTACGGTAGTGAAGCTTTCGGCGGTCACTTGTCGGGCACCATTACTATTCCAAAACAGAATTGCAATGATAACAAAGAGAACAAATTTCATGTGAATGGTGAGAAGTTCTTTACGTGATCTTGTTCGTGAAAATGCTTTCATCATCAGGAAAAAACATAACCGTTGACAAAATCATCTACGTTGAAGACTTTACCAGTGATGGAAGATTGTCCGACCAACTTTCTTACATACCACTTAAAGTCTTTCTGAAAGACTCCTTCACCAGCAATGCAAAACTCATCACAAAGTGCATTCAATCGTGACTTAGTTGTGTTAGATTGCCAACCGCCATCATAGATTGTCATGCTATCATCATCGATAGTTGCAATGTGATTGCCATGAAGATAAACTTTTGAAATGTTATCTTCGGTGATAACTGAAGTGTTACCTGAAGTCCAGTTCTTGTTAGACTGAATTGCGGCACACATTTGGGATTCGATTTTTCTCATGATTTGTTTGAAGTGGGTTGAGTGGTTACACTACAGAGACACTTTAGAGGGCCGGCTTTGATAACTCATCCCATTTGTCTTCTCCATACATATCCACAATCTCCTCTTTCAATTCATCTTCATTTGTACTTTCAATCTCTGAACGAAGATAATCAAAGACGATTCGATACATGTCTTTGTGATCTAATCCATCTACAATCAGCTCTGCATAATTGTCTTTGAGATTTGAAAGTTGTTCGTCGTTCATTGTTTTGAGGTTTTGGTGAAACATTGTCTTTGTGAATCAGAATCTTCTTTGAATGGTTGATACTCAGGGTGGGTATTTTCCCATCGTTTCAGTTCATCATTCCATTCTTCCTGTTTGAGTACATTGTCCCAAAAATTGTTGTAGTTCATTTTGTGGGGAAGTTTTTGCAGACTGTATTACATAAGAGGGCAACTAACTCATTTCTTTCTGCAATATCACCATTGTATTTTTCATAAAAGAAGTCATCAACAATACAATCAATGTCCTCCATAAGTTGTTCACGAGCAGTCAAGATTTCAAGGTTGTCCATCATTTTTGTGTGAAGATAAGATTTGATAAGTGACATTTAGCAAGCACAAGCCATTGCGGAATTGAATAACTGAGGAATCATAGATTCGTCGGTTACTTGATAACCATAACCCTCAACACGGGAATCAACCTCACGTTGAAAATCTTTTTTGTTGATGTAACTTTTAGACTGAGTTGCACCTATGAAAGTAACAACTTTGAGCATCAGACGATTGTGAATCTCACCGTCAGCAAATTTGACGGGATAGAAGTCAACAACCATATTGCCATTTTTTGAAGTGAGTTGCATGGTAGTGGTTTGAAGTGTGGTTACACTAGAGGGACAGTTTAGAGGGCCGGCTTTAGTTAGCTGGCGGTGGGTTCAGTTCATTAAGAATAATGAACAATAAAATCAAAAACACACAGAATTGAACTGTGGCTGGGTGTAATGTCATTTAACCTCCAAACATTTCATCAAAAAGTGGAGTATCCTGAAATCTTTGCTTTTCATATACATCTTTCACCATACACATTTCTTGCTCAATCATTTTAATTTCGGCACGTTTCATTGCTAGTTTGTGGCGAAGTTCAAAGAGCTTTTGATTGCGTTCGGTGAGAGTCATTTGAGTTTCGTTCATACTATGATGACGCTTTAGAGGGCCGGCCTTTACTATCTGGTTTATTTGTTTCCCCAATACCAAAGAATTGCTGCTATAAGTGTGATTGGAATGATGAACATCCAATACTCAACGATTAACCACAGGACAAATAAGATGGCAACTAATCCT